TTATTAGTGCAACAGAGCCAACAAGTCAAAATGATGATACAGCTTTAGTATATGGTGATTTATGGTTAGATACTAGTGATTTAGAAAACTATCCAGTTATTCGTAGATATCAAAGTGTCAATGGTGTTGATACTTGGGTTAGAATAAACAATACTGATGCAACTAGTACTAATGGTATTATATTTGGTGATGCTCGTTGGGCAACTGATGGTAATACTAATCCTGCAACAGATACTATACCTACAATTACAGAGCTTGCAGTAAGTGACTATTTAGATATTGATGCACCAGATGCAACAATTTATCCAAGAGGTATGTTACTTTGGAATACAAGAGCAAGTGGCTATAATGTAAAACGTTATAAGACCAATTACTTTAATGCAAGTAGCTTCCCAGAAGATACATTACCAGGTCAAAAAGATGCATGGGTAAGTGTAGCAGGATATCAAACAACACAGACACCAAACTTTGGTAGAAAAGCACCAAGGGGTGTAGTTGTTGCTGCACTTAAATCTGCGATTGATATTAATTCTGCGATTAGAGAGGACAACAATTTTTATAATTTAATTGCTTGCCCAGGATATCCAGAGCTAATACCTAATATGATAAATCTTAACAGTGACAAAGACAATACAGCATTTGTTATTGGAGATACTCCATTGCGTCTTGCAGCGAATGGTACAGATATTCAAGCTTGGGCTAATAATACAAACAATGCCACCGCTACAGGTGAAGAAGGTTTATTGACACAAAGTCCATATTTGGGAATTTACTATCCAAGTGGACAAACAACAGATTTATCTGGATCCAGTGTGGTTGTTCCACCAAGTCATGCAGTATTAAGAGCTATAATTAAAAACGATACTGTTGGCTATCCATGGTTAGCACCGGCTGGTACACGTCGTGGATTAGTGGACAATTTAAGCAGTATCGGTTATATTGATTCGGACACAGGTACTTTTGTTTCAATCGGAGTAAATCAAGGATTACGAGATGTTCTTTATACTGCCAAGATTAACCCAATGACAGTATTACCAGGAACAGGTTTATTAATTTATGGTCAAAAAACTTTAAGTTCTACTACTAGTGCACTAGATAGAATTAATGTAGCAAGACTAGTTAACTTCCTAAGATCTCAACTTAATATTGTTGTAAGACCATTCTTGTTTGAACCAAATGATCCTATAACAAGAAATAGTGTAACCGCAGTAGTAAGCAGTTTGTTAAATGATATTGTAGCAAAACGTGGTATTACAGATTATCTAGTAGTTTGCGATACATCAAATAATACACCTACACGTATTGCACAAAATCAACTTTGGGTAGATGTGGCAATACAGCCAACAAAAGATGTTGAGTTTATTTACATTCCAATTAGACTCAAGAATCCAGGCGAAATACAGGATGGTAATATAGCATCGGCAGCAGCCGTTGGAACAGGAGCTTAATAACATGGCAGTTTCATCATTAACAAGATTTACAGTCCCACTAGGTGGCAATCAAAGTGCAACAAATCAGGGCTTACTTATGCCCAAGTTGCAGTTTCGTTTTAGAGGACTGTTTGAAAACTTTGGAGTGTCAAATCCAAAAACAGAACTTACAAAACAGATTGTAAGTTTTGCTAGACCAAATCTAGAAATGACACCGGTAGAAATTCCTGTTTATAATAGTAGAGTCTATATCGCAGGCCGTCCAGTCTGGCAAACTACTAATGTTGTATTCAGGGACGATGCAGGCGGCAATGTAAGTAGACTTGTTGGCGAGCAATTGCAAAAACAATTTGACTTTATGGAACAAGCAAGTGCTGCTTCAGGCATAGATTACAAATTTATTAGTAGATTTGAAGTCTTAGATGGAGCTAACGGTGCAATTGAACCAGTTGTATTAGAAACTTGGGAGCTCTATGGTTGCTTCTTAAGCTCAGTAAATTGGGGTGAAGCAAGTTATGGAAGTAATGATCCAATGACAATCACATGCACACTAAGATTTGATAATGCTCTACAAACTACAAGTCCAGGCGGAGTAGGTAATCCAGTTCCTAGACAAAATGGTACAGTAATTACAGGTTAATGTAATTGAATAGTTAAAAAGCCCACTCAGGTGGGCTTTTTTTATGAATAAATAACTGTATGACTAGCTTATATAACGCTGATTTGAAACCTTTAGGTGCGGGCCAAAAGACACATTATTATGACCATGCAACTAAACTTTTTCTATCTGATAATTTAAGATTATCACCTAAACAAAGTTTTCTTTATTATGTAGTAATTAACGTAAATCAAAGTGTAGGTCAAAGTTTATTAGCTATGTTTAATTCTAGCACACAAACTGTTAGCAGTCAAAGCCTTAACGAACAATACGAAGTGGGATTAATGGTAAAAAGAATTGATTTACCTAAGTATACCATAGCAACTAAAACTTATAATGCTTACAATAGAAAAAATATTGTCACCGGAGCTATACAATACGAGCCAATTACAGTTTCGTTTCATGATGATGCAGCTGATGTAGTAAACAGATTTTGGAATGACTACTATACTTACTACTACCGAGATAGCGATTATCAATCCGAATTATATCAAGTACCACACAAATATACAAATCGACTTAGAACAAAATGGGGTTTTACTCCTTTAAATAGACAATTAATTCCGTTTTTGAAAGATATACAAATATTCAGTTTGCATAATAAAAGATTTACAGAGTACAAATTAATTAATCCAACAATAACAAGTTGGAGACATGGTGAACATGACAGCAGTCAAGACACAGGTATAATGACTAATTCGATGACAATAGGATATGAAACAGTAAAGTATAGAGTAGGTACTGTTAATCCTGTTGATGTAAATGGATTCGCTGTTTTACACTATGATAACTTCGACAGTCCTATTAGCACAAGTAAAACAAATATTTACACTAACGCCGGTTTAATAGGAGCGTTAGGTAGTGCTGGTAGCGAAGATTTAGCTAGACCAGATGGTCAGGGAAGTGGTAGAGGAGTATTAAGTAATCTTTTGTCTGCCTATAATCTTTATAATAATGTAAAAAATGCTAATTTTAGATCTTTAACAAATGCAACAATAGGTCAGATAGGATTGCGAGCAATTAATGGTGCTTTGTTTAGCAGTACAGGAAACTATACTGTACCAACTTTATCAGCAACAGCAGGATATGCAGCAGCTACTTCGGTAATTAATACAAATAACGATACAGTTGCAGTCAGTCCATATGGTGCTGCTAGTTCAATACAACAAAATGCTTACAGTTCAACAAATGTTCCTGGCTCATCTGTTACCATTGGTGTTCCAAGTGTTATTCAGCAAACTCAAAGCACAGTTGAGCGTGGAGTAGAAACTGTAACTCAACAAGGTTCTGCAGCATCATCTTACTTATTTGCACAATTAGCTGGTACACCAAATGGTATACCTATTAACCCTCAAACTGGACAACCTGCAGTGGGGCTAACAAGAACTTTTATAGTTGGTAATGATGGAAACCCAATACCAACTGTATATGATCCCACACAACGAATAGGTTCTTTTAATCCGTTGAATCCTAATATTAATGTTACAAATTCACAAAAAATCAGTGATGGTGCTTTTGTTACCACTGTAAACACTTACACCGACGGAACTAAAGTTGGATTCGACAGCAACGGCAATCAATTGTATGTAGTGCAAGGAAACTCTACTGCTAATTTAGAAGACATTAATAGACAAGTTAATAGGAATTTAAATGTTGATACTGCAGCAGGTGTACGATATGTAACAGATCCGCAGACTGGATTAGTAACAGCGGTCGGCGGAACAAGTGCTCAAGTTGGCAATACATTAAGTTATGGTGTATCTGGGATAGCTGGACTAGCAGTAGGTTCTCAGGTCTATCAAGCTTTGGCTAGAACAGGATTAGGCAAATCTGTATTTGGGCAAGTTTTAGCAGGAAGTGTAAGTGCAGGGATTACTAAAGGTGTATTCCAATTAACAAATAATCTTGTTAATCCGTTAATTAATTCTTTTACTGGGCAAATAGGTGCTGCATGGAATTCAGCAACTAAAGCTATACAAACTTCTGTAGGCCAATATTCATCTAATGCAGGAAGAATTGAAGGCAATCCTGGACAAAACATTCGAGATGTACAATTTGGACCAGAAAACGGAAGCTATGTAACCTACATGAATGGTGATGTATATTATGTTAGCAGTCAGGGTAAAGCAACATATTTAGAAAATACAGGTGCCTCAAATAATAAAACACCTGCTGCATATGTTCCAGTAGATAGTAATGGAAATCCATTAGGCGCTAATGATTATATTGACAGATCAATCGGCGAATCTTACCTTAATAATAATCCTCAACTGCAAAGTAATGATTACGCTGACTTATCAATTGGATCTGCAATTTCAGACTATAATGCTGCACAACAAAGAATTTCAAGTACTAGTGAATTTAGTGGATTTGGAGATTAATAAATGGATTCTAATTTACCAAATATAGATCAAGCAAAAACTCAAACATTTTTCAATAATTTTTATGCACCAAATTTTGCTATCAATCAAAATACAAATGATGCAATTGTGGGATATTTTGAAGAATACACAAAAAATATTGAATCGGCAAAACTATTAGCACAAGCAGTAATCGATACTGCGGCTAGCCAAAAAATAGACCCTTTGCAGGTATTAACACAATTTCAAAACTTAGATAATAACGAGTTGAATACTATATTAAGTTTATATTTGAATACAAATAGAATACCCACAAGTTTACTAGCAGTAAAAAATCGTCCAGTAACAAACCCCTACGTTAGTAGAACTATACTATTTTAATCTATGAAAAAGTTTAGTACAGGTCAATTTACACCTAAAAATCCTGAAAAATATTTAGGTAAGAAATTACCGCATTGGAGAAGTTCTTGGGAAAAACAATTTATGTTATTCTGTGATACAACACCTAGTGTACTTCATTGGGCTAGTGAATCAATTCAAATACCTTACAGAAATCCCTTTACTAATAAACAAACAGTATACATTCCAGATTTTTTCATAGTATACGAGGATCGTAACAAACAAAAACATGCAGAGTTAATTGAAATAAAACCTAGTAGTCAGACACTAATGGAAAAAGCAAAATCCACTTATGATAAAGCGGCAGTGATATTAAATAATCATAAATGGGCTGCAGCGAAACATTTTTGTGATAGTAGAGGTATACGTTTTAGAATAATCAATGAGCAAGAAATTTTTGCAGGGATATCAAAATGACAAAGAAATTAAATCAACTTTTCAATTTACCAGAAAATCAAACCTTGACTGCAGAACAGACAGATATATTTTTAGAGGATCAAAAAGAAACATTAACTCAAATTGATCTAGCTATTGACAAAATAGACAATGCTTTGCCATTAGTTAAAGATCTAGAAGCCAGTGATAAAGAGTTAGATGATCTTGCTGAGTTAGCTAAGGATAAATTTCATGACTTAATGGATCTTGGAATGAATGTAGAGTCTAAATTTAGTGGTCCAATATTTCAAACTGCCGGGGTTTTATTGGGACATGCAATTACAGCTAAACAGGCTAAATTAGATAAAAAATTGCGTATGGTAGATCTACAATTAAAGAAAATGCGTTTAGATCACCAAATTAAAACTACGGATGGTGCACCATCTATAGAGGGTGAAGGTATGGTAATTGACCGCAATACACTTCTTAACCGCATCTTAAATAAGCCTCAATAATTTTTTAAAATTCGATAAATATAACATAATAGGATTCGCTATGAAAAGCTTTAAAACTTATCTCACCGAAAATCATAGAACCTATGATTTTAGAATCAGAATCGCAGGTGAATTGCCTAAAGATTTTGATGACAAACTAAAATCTGCCTATGATGCATATAAAGTTAACAGTGTTAAACGTATAAAAAGATTACCTATACAGGAAAGTCCAATGTTTCCAAATCAGGGTCCTGTAGAAGTAAATGTAGTAGATGTTAATTTGCAGTATCCTTGTAATGATATACAGTTATTAACTTTGTTAAGTGAGCGTATTAAAATGGATCAATGCTGTATTCGTGTTACACCAGCAAATAGTCCATATGAAGCTGCATTAGAGGGGTTAGAAGTAAGTAATAAAGATGGGCAAGTTGTATTATCAAATAATGATATGAAAGCAGAGACTCCTGAAAAGGATCTAGTAGGTGATGCCCGTATACCAAATTTAATTAAAGAATTAGAAGAAACAAGAAAGTATGAATATCCAGAAGCTGCTGGTGGAAAAACTGCGGCAGGTAAAAATTCTAATACACTACCACAAGGCAACATGAGTCCAATTGGCAGTCGCCAAAATAAAATTCCAAACCCAGTAAAAGGATAAGAACATGAATGGTGATTTTTATAAGTTAGTAACAAAGTTAAATTCTTTAACAGAAGACACTCCCAAAGAAGAAAAAAAGTTAGATAATGGAAAATCTGTATTAACAGAAGATTCTGCAAAACTAAATGAAAAGTATATGGGTTGGAAGAAAACTGTGGCTGCTATCAAGAAAGGCGGCAGCGCAGAAAATCCCGAAGCAGTTGCTGCCAGCATTGGCCGTAAGAAATATGGCAAAGAAAAGTTTCAAAAGGCCGCTGCTGCCGGTCGAAAATTAGGTGAGCAAGGTGTGGCGGAAGGCTCTGATCAAGTCTATAAGGTAATAGCAGTTGATAAAAGCAATGCGTTGGGTGGCAAAGAAGAAATGACCGTCAAGGCTGACTCTATAGAAGACCTATTTAGTAGATTATCCGCTAATGATTGGTATCCTTTAGAAATCAATGGTGTTGAAGTCATTGCTGGTAAGCGTCTAAAGCAAGGTGTGGCGGAAGGCTATCCTAAACATCAAGACACTAAAAACCGTATTAAACATCAAGACATTAAAAACCAAATAATTACATTGTATTTGAAAGGTATGTCAGATGATGAAATTGCTGCTACTCTTAAAATAGATAGTGAAGTTGTTTCTCAAGTGATCAATGATTACGAATTTGTTGCGGACACAACGGGCGAGTTTCCTTGGCGCAAACAAGGTGTGGCGGAAGACACTACAGTCATGGTAGATCCAAAACAGGCAACTGGTACAGCTATTAAACCTCCAACACTACAACCTGAATTAAAATTACCAGAACCAAAACAAAGTCAACCAATGGTTAAACCTAATACTACAGTAACAGGAACTCCAGAACAACCTGTAAATGAAAAAGCACCACCTGGTGCTAAAGCAGAGCGTATGGTAAAACATATTAAAGCTGGTTATGCTAAAGATGGTAAATTAACTGATGTAGAACGACGTAAAGCTTATGGTGCAGCATGGAAAGCTCACAACGCAGACAAAGTTGAAGAAGCCATTTTTAATATGTTTAAAAAAGGATACACAAAAGAACAAGTATACGAAAGTTTAATTAAAACATTAAAAGAAGGTTATAGTCCTGGATCAACATTTTTTCTAGTTCCTGACGGTGGTAGACCTACTATGTATTCTAATGAAGCAGATGCATTAAAAGCTCTTAGTGATTTAAGAAAAACTCGAACAAATGGAATAATTAGATTAAACAATCCTATGTCAGGTAAAATAATACATGGAGGACCAACTAGCACCGATGCTGATAATATACAAAAATATAGAGCCAGTAGAGATGCAATTGCAGCTGATGCAATGGAAAAAGAGTTGGCACAAAGACGAGAAATATCGCAGAAAAAAGGCAGTATTGCAGCACAGCTAAGAGCAGCAGCAGAATTAGATCAACTTGATGCAGGTAGACGTGCTTTTCCAACTGATGTATTAGCCACATCAGGGTGGAAACCTAACCCTGATGCTGAAATAGCACCAGCACGAAATATGTCTGACACATTAGGTTATGGCAAACGTCCATGGTATAGCAAAATGGCCAGCAATCTTCCCATTATGTCCAGAGCAAGAAGGACTAGTGGAGCATATCCTGGGGGGATGGGTTATAATAGAATGACTGAAAATAAAAAATATAAAACAGTTAATCAACTAATAGCCGAAGCATTTGGTGAGGGCGATGACTTAAGTTTAGAAGAAAAAGATTTAAAATCTTATATTGGTGATAAGTTATTTAATGAATTGCAAAAAGCAATAGCAGGAGAGGGGGATCTAAGTGATGATCTAATCGATATGTTATTTGATTACTACAATCAAAAAGGTGAACTACCTCCTGAAATAATTAACAATGAACTTACAGTCAAGGATTGGTTAACAAATAAAGCAAAAAGTATTCTAAAAAATAAGATGCAATCCGATAACGTTGAAAAACAAGCAGAAATGCCCGATCAAGCTCCTACTGTTAAAGAAGCTTCTGACACTAGAAAAGTTTCTGGACGCAGATACGGTGGTAGTTTACAGCAAGATGACGAAGACGATGAAGATGATGATGGAAAGAAAAAACCAGCTGCAGATGTAAAACGTGGTCGTGGTCGTCCCCCTAAAGCCGGAAGTCAAAGTTCAAATCCAGAAGAAAAACGTAAACAAAAAGATAGAGAAGAAGCGGGTAAAGCTCTACAAAGTATGATAGTAGGTAACCAGCCTAAGAAATCTAGTAAAGGTATTAATAAGTTACCGGTTACTAAGCATAAAATGAAGGGCTAATAGCAAAAACTAAATGTCTAAGTCTAAGCAAGAGCTTTTAAGTTTATATAGGAAATCGGCTGTGTTGGCAGAACAAAGTCCATCTACTGGATATTTTGGTCGAGCTGCACGAGCAAGAGCAGAAATGAGCCCAGAGCAGCGTGCCGCTGCTCAAGCTCAACAAGAAAAAATTGCTCAGACGATTGGCCCTTATACACCTGCTGGCACAGTCTCTGATGTAGTTAGTGCAGCAGATGCCGCAAAGACAGGCAGTTACGGTGATGCTGCTGCATTAGCGGCTATGACGGGTTTAAGTTTGTTTCCAGGAGTTAGACAGGCAAAAGGTTTTTTAAGAGGTAAACCAGCAGCAGATATAACAAGAAGAGTAGAACCACGTATAGATGTTACACCATCATCTACGCCTCCTACTAGTGCAGTTAAAAAACCAGATGTTGTAAAACCTTCTGCTGTACCGAGTACAAGTGCAGTTAAACCAGACGTTGTAACACCATCGCAACAGAATGTTATTCCTAGTGCATATGATGCTGCTATGAAACGATTTGACCAATTGTATTCACCTAAACCGCCTCCACCGTCTACACAAACTCAAATTCCACCGTCTACACAAACTCAAATTGATAGATTAAATGCAGAACGTGTGGCTGCTTTAAGAAGAAGTGACACAGAGCGAGCAAGAGCAGGATTAAATACAAAACCTGAAAACATTCCTGCAAAACCTGAAAACATTCCTGCAAAACCTGAAAACATTCCTGCAAAACCTGAAAATATTCCTAGTACCGGCGAGCCTTTTGTTGATACAAGTAATATAATGCAGGGAATTAGACAGGCATCTACAAGATCTCAAGCACAGCCAAGAATAGTGTCTAATGTTGTAAAAGACCCGATAACT